ATCAGCAGCAGTTACTTTATATTTTAAATACATTCTTTCAACACCATCAACATGATATTGAGCAAAATATTGAACTGCCTCATCTATTCTATCATCTACTTGGTCATCATCAACATTTATATCAATTACAGGCTTACCTAATGCTCGTAAACAATACTCTTTAAATGTTGCTTTTGTACTTGGGACTGCCATATTTTATTCTTCCTTTTTAACTATTTATAACTACCCTAATGCGACTGCTTGAGCGATTGCAAAGGCATTAGTTGCTTTAGTGTCTAATTGTGTTTGAATTGCACTAGTTACACCGTCTAGATATCCTATTTCAGTTGATGTTACAGCACTTACAGATACATCGCCATTACCATCAGAAACTAATGCTCTTGAAGCAGTTAAGTCTGCCATCTTACTAAATGCGATAGCAGCACTTGAATTTATATCTGCGTTTACGATAACACCAGAACCAATAGCAGCAGTACCACTTGATATTGTTATATCACCTGATATACCACCCTCTATATAAGTTGCAACTCTTGACAGAGCTGCCTTTCTATTTGTTCCACCTGCACCATCATCAACAATAATTAAATCTGCGTCTGCTAAAGCAGCACCTATATCTGTGCCACCATCAATATCTAAAGTTAATAACCCAACACTATTACTAGAAGCTGTTATTGTTTTATTTGTTAGTGTATCAGTTGTTGCTTTACCTACTAAAGTATCAGTAGCATTTGGTAAAGTGATTGTTCTATCAGCAGTAGGATCTGTTACGACTAAAGTTGTTTCGTTTGCGTCAGCAGTTGTACCTTCAAATATAACACTTGTATTAACTTTAACAGTCGAGAACTCTGAAGCACCACCGCCTGTAATATCTGTTAAATACGCAACTGTACCAGTAGCATCCTGAAAAGTAACTGTTCTATCTGCTGTTGGATCTGTAATTGCAAAAGTTGTTTCAAAAGCGTTTGAAGTTGCCCCCTCAAATACGAGTGGACTAGCACCTGCAAAGACAGCACCAGTTGCCGTTACGATACCTGTAAGTGTTGGTGCCGATATACTTGGTGTGGCAATTGTTGGTGTATTAATTGTTGGTGATGTTAAAGTTTTATTTGTAAGTGTTTGTGTGGCTGCGAGGCCTACAAAACTCTCACTTTGTAAAGCACTATTAAACTCTGATAAAGTTCCTGTAAGTGTGTTTGCGTCTAAATCAAAAGTTTTATTTGTAAGTGTTTGTGTTGTACCTTTAAATAAAGTATCTACTTGTGATAAAGTTATTCGACCTTCAGTACCACCGTCAGACAATAAAAGTAAATCACTTGCTACTAATGTGTTACTAGTTAAATCAGTTGCATTATCGATATTTACAATTGCTTCTACAACACCAAACTCTAAAGCATTTGCTGCCGAATTAACTTTTATAACTTGACCTGCAGTTCCTAATGATAAAGAAGCACCAAGACCACCATGTGTTAATCCTATTGTGTCACCCGACTGAAACTCAGAAAGACCAGTCGCAGTTCCAGCGTCATTGAATACTGCTCTAATCGGTGTTTTATTTGCCATAATTTATCCTAAAATTGAAAAATGGTACTATCACTATCTGTTAGATTACTACCATTTGCCAATGTAAATGTTTTTGTTCCTGTAAATGTTGTTCGAGTTTCAATCGTTGCATTGAACTCAAAATCTGTATTCTTTGTATTTAAACCACCAGAAGCAGTAAAGAAAGGTACTACTCTTGTAGGTTGTAAAGTTTCACCACTAGACGATATAACAGCAAGTTGATTATCACCTGCTTTTGATCCTGCTGGTAATGTCGCACCAGTAGCAGCAATTGCAATAGATCCTGTACCATCTGAACTGATTGTTGCACCTGCAAGGTCAATTGTATCACCTGCAAGAAATAACTTATCAAATCTCTTAGAAGAACTACCAAGATTTCTTGTATTAGTTTGATCTGGTATAATATCTTGATCGACAGCACTAAAATCTGTTGAAGCACCAAAAGTGCCATCTTGTAAATCGATACCATCACCTGTGTTTGATGATGATGAATCTGTGCCATCTAAAACTACTCTGTCGCCAGCGTCTGAACCACTTGCGTCTGTGGCATTTAAAACTAAATCTTCAGTCTCTAAAGTTGTACCTATAAATTTACCAGTTGCACCATCATATTGTAAAACTCTTTTATCTACTAAAGCACTATCAGTATCAATGTCATCTAACTTTGCTAGTTTGACCTCACCGCCACCACCAATTGAACCCATTTGTTTAGTAACAACATCTTTAAATTTAACAAACTCTTTTTTCATTTCATCTAAAGAGGTTATTCTATCTAAAGTTTTTAACTTATCTTTATCTAATTCGTTTGCAACTTTCATCTCTGAAAGTTTTTTAGTTACTTTATCAATTACATTTTCTTCTACTTCTATTGGTTCTAGTTCATCTTGTAAAGTTTCACTTACTGTTTTTTCTTCTTCAACTTTTTCTTTTTTTTCTTCAGGCTCTAATAGTAATTGTTTTTTCTTTTTTGGTTCTGTTTTTTGTTTTTCTTTTTTTAAAGAAGAAAACAATTGTTCTAAATCTGCAATCTTTTTTTCTGATTTGGCAACTTTTTCTTTGACTTGTTTTTTCTCATCATTTATTACAGAGAAAAAATCTGCTAACTTATCTTCTGGTTTTTCTACAACCTTAACAACTCTTTTAATATCTTCTTTGATTTTAGAATTTAATTTTTGTTCTTGAATAAGTGAGATTTCTTTTTCAATGTTTGGATCAATATCTATCATGATTATCTACTTACGCTTGGTGTTACTGTCGCTCTTCCCTCTATTCTTCTAGTAATTAAACCAGACGAATCAGTTGTTGTTAAATCCCAAACATATCGACCTTCTTCAAGATTTGTTGTAACAGCGTCTGTTAATGTGATCGTACAAGTGCCATCAGTAGCACTTACTTTTGCAGTTGTAAAAGAATATGCAGTAGCAGAGGAATAAGTTTTCCTCATAGTAGAAGTAATTGTTTCGTTACTTAAATCTACTACTGTTCCTGTTGAATCTTTGACTGTAAGTGTTTCAGTAAAATCACAATCTTGGTCGATAGTAATATTTTGTATTATTGCCATTAGTCATTCCTATCTATTGTATTACTATTTATAATATAAAGAAAAATCAATTACACAGCAGTTCCTGGTACACCTTTTGATGATATAAAAGGATGTTCTGCGAATGCCCAGAATATATGTTTGCCGCCGTCTGCGTTCATGTGACTAAAATCTTGTCTTAATTTAAAACCATTACTTAATAAATCTACATAAGTGCCACTATCAGTTGATTCGGCATCTGATAAATTAGGTGCAATAAGATCATCTTGCACATTAAGAGTTTTTCTTTTATTATCAAATATATACCAGTTTTTTCCTGTGTCAGTTCTTTTTACAAGTAGAAATGCTGGTCTAAAGCCACACCAAATAAATTGTCCGTCTGTATTACCGTTACCAATATATGCTCCTATTCTTGAATATCCTGGTTTCTCAGCAAAAACATATGCAACATAAGTATCATTATTATCATTAGTATTTACATGAGTACCAACACTAAAAACACTTGATGTTGGTAGTGTTCCATTGAATACAGTAGAATCAGCTTCACCACCTGAATCTGCTCTGTTTATAAAGTTTACAAAATTAACGCCATGACCTAAGAAACTTGAAAATGATCTATGTTGTGTTAGCCAAGCGCCAGAAGCATTTCTTTGTTTAACAAAAACTAAATCTGGTGCCACACCTAATCCATGTTGAACTGTTCCTGCACCACCTGTTCCTGTATATGTTACAATACTAAATCCTGATGTTGTGTTTGCTTGATATGTGCCACCAGGATTATTACCACTTTCATTAAAAGATGTCGTGGTTCCACCATTTGCTTTCCATTGCCATGCTACATAAGTTTGAGAATTTTCATTTACTGTGCTTGCAGTACCTACTTGAAATCCATCAGTATTAAAAGATTGTATTCTATTTGTATCGTCATCCTCTGCGTTTCCGCTATCTGTTAATAATGCGTATCTTGCTCCTACTGTTGAATTAACTAATTGATGAGAAGATGTACTTGATCTTTCTTTTATCCATAAAAAATCTGGTTTAAAATCACCTGCGTTTGCGTCATTAGTGATATCCCTATCATCACTAGCATTACCAGTATATAGTAATGTATGAAAATGTGCTGAACCATCATCTATGTTACTACTAGTTTGATCGTTTTTTAAATTCTTACTACAAATTGCTAAGTGGCCACTAGGTGGTGCGTAATAAAAATCACCTATACCATTATCATCAGCATTGTTTTGTGCTGTCGCCACACCTGCAAAAGAACTATCTTGACCAAAATTAAATGTTAAAGCACTATTATCAACTAAACCACCAAATGGTGAAATGTATTCTTCTAAACCAGAAGCAGCAGCATTAGCTGCACTTCCAAAGGCTGCTGTACCACCACTACCATTTTGCCAGTTATTATTTTTTGCAAATTTAACAACACTATTATCTAGGTCTACAGCAACACCAATTATATCTTGTTTAGTAAATGTCTGTGACCAACCATTCGTGTCTGAATCGTTATAAAGTAAACTACCATCTGGTTGAATATTAGGCGCTAAACCTTCACCACCACGACCTACTTGATTTGACGCACCAGTATCTTCATTATCTTTTTCACTAGAAAGACCAACACCACCAGCAGCATTTGTTGTATTATTTAAATATGCTTCAAAATAATATTTACCACCTTGAGATGTTTTTAACCAAATTGTTCCTCTATTAGCATCCGCACCTTCAGTAGATGTTACATATAAATTACCTTGTTGCCAAGTCATATCACCTATCGTGTCTCTCTCATTATTTCTATCTGCTGAGTTCATAGTACAAAAATTATTAGTGCAAGTATCTATCATAACATCATGTGCAGCTAAATTAGCAGGTGTAAGATGATTATCATTACCTGATGTATCTGCACCCATACCACTAGAGTTTGCACTTGTTCCTGTTTGTTTAAATTCT